AGCAAGATTTTCTTGTCTTGCAATTTCATCTCGTGACGCAATTCTTTTAGCAATACCAATATTTGATGCACCAGCAATGCCTTGGCTTATATGCTCAAGATCACGGGCATAGTCTTGGCCCCCGTGGGTTAATACATCAGCGGCCAATGGTACGTCAGACACATTCGATACCCTGTAATTGCGACTCGTTGAGTCCCAGGGCATGATCATTACGCTTGACCCTTTTAAATCCTCAATATTTACAGGCGTCTTTTCTGCAAGCCCACCAATAAATTCACGCTCAAATCTTGTTCCGACACTAGGGTCAACTTTTAACGGGGTAGACACCCTATAAGCCATTCCGAGAGCTGGCATTGACTCCAACAACCCAGGAATTTGTGCAGCAGCCTTAAATGCCCCAACAGGAGCAGCAACAGCAGGCATATTACCTACCGCCTGACCTGTTCGGTATGCTTCTTCTTCTCCGTACTCTGGCCTTTCTAGCCCCAGCAAACCCCTGCCAAACGGCCCAGCTACGTTAGCAACAGGCTGGCCGATGTTGCGCTGGTATGCGTCATACGCCTGACGTAAGCCCAGCAGCCGCAGAAGTTCGGTCATGTCCATGATTTACCACTTGACTTTGTTTGCCCAGTAAGCAGCGGACATCTTGCCTTTTGCAATGTTCTCAGCGTGTCTTGCTTTGAACGACTCTCGGCGCTTTCTGTCAGCAGCGGATTCACCCTCTTTCTTAGGGCTTCCAGATACACCTTGCTGACCAAACCTGATGAGTTTTACATCCTCGCCCGACTTTGCCAGTACCGCATGACTCTTGGTCGGATGGCCTGGCGTACGTTTAGGCTTGTTGTACCCAGCAAACGTCTCTGACCCGCGCTTAATCATTTCTTTCTCGCGGCTCGCATATTGTCGATTAAATTAGGGTAAGGTCGGCCAGCAGATGCTGCCATCGCCTTAGCTGACCGCTTCTCTTTCTTGCTCAGCGGGTCAGGCTTGCCCAGCTTTTTAGGCCTGGGCTTATCCCAGATCGCTTTCATTTCTTTTTACTCGGCAACATGGGAGCATTGTTCTTGGCAGGCTTAGGCTTCTTTTTGTAGTTCGGCTGATTGGTAGTACCCATTATTCATCCTCCATCATCCGTGCCATCTTTAGCATAATCTTGTGCTTTTCTGTCATTCCCTTTACAGGGCCACCAGCAAGCCAACGGTCGCAAGCGTAGTCTTCTGAACAGCGGAAGTCCCAGCGTGCGCAGTAACCGATATCGTCATCGTCGACAATGTCCTGCATTTCTTCCGGCAGGCCAGCAACAATGCACTCGATCATGTCAGGCGTTTGAATGAACCGCGCACAATTACCGCATTTGTACTCGTCATCCTCAGCCTCAGCATAACCAGCTTTTGACTCAGCCTCCGACTTGTTCTTGTCGTTAGCTTTCTGATCTTGAGTAGCAATAGGGCACTGCATCACATCTTCCCCTTTTTAGCCGGCATCTTGCCGTAGGCTTTTTTAGGGGTCTTGGCAATCATCTCTTTTGCAACAGACATAGGCACCCCGGTCTGTTTAGCCACCTTCTTACTGCCAGCAGCCGCATACATGAGACGTTGCTGCGCTTTTGATGTGATAGGCATGTCAATCCTCGACATAATGAGATAAGTGGCCGATTCTGCCCCTAACACCTATAGTATCAAGTTCGTGCAAATGTTGTCTAGGTAGAAACTTATAAAAGCCATGCTCAAGGTCAAACACCCCACCAGACCCCCACTTGTGCCAGTGATACTCCTGAATTTCAGACAACGTGTCTCTGATAACCGGGATCAACTCACGCGAGAACGAGTAGAGCCGAGTCATCAACATACCAGTCGTGCCGCATTGCTCCTGGCTAAACCCGGTCGGTAACGCTCGCTTAAATGTCGCTAACTTGTGATCTTCCGGCCTGAAGTTATCTGTAAGCTCATACCGCCCAGAAAGTTTGAAGATCCGGTTGTGAAACATTGGCTGACGTAATAATTCACGAGTCGTGTAAGCCTCGATAGCACTCTTAATAAACCCTAATTCTTGACGTTCGCTATACACTCGCTTGACATACGGGTCATCCCAAAAGGTAAACAACTTGGCTCTTACAGGGATATGCCCCACAAACGCACTAGAAAGGCCGTGGCGCGACGATTCTGCAATCCAGATATCAGACAGAGGGTAGCGCCTCCAAATCGATTCTAGGCTGTCTAAAGTCTCCGCAAGCCTCATCGGGTCGTTGTTGATAGCAGAGTTGATGAGAAAGATCACCAGACCCTCCGCGTACTGTTCCAGGCTTGACTGGAGAACACGTGGCCTTTACCTGAGTACGGTAGGCCGGCAAAGTGTGTCGGCAGAAAGTAGTGGCTCGGGTAGATCGTGATGTCCCGATATTGATGTTCGTGTACCGCTCTTGTGATTCTGCCCGGCCCTGACCACTGCCAAGGTGGAGCGTCTGGCGTCTCTTCTTTCATGTCGGCAATGATCTGACCGATAAGAGGGTGTTTGGGCACAGCCCCGACAATACCGTTTGCAATCAACCCAGGTCGTAAAAGTTCTGACTCCCAACAGGCAAAGATGTCTGGTTCCAGAAGCCAGTCTTCCAGACTTCTCAGGCACTCGCTATCAGCGTCTAAAGCAATACCACCGTGTTTGTACAGAATCTCCCAGCGCATGCAGTCTGCTACTCCACACAACTCGTTGGAGTAGTAACGCATGGCGTTAGCAAGATGCCACGAGTTCTTGAGAGAGTCGTTGCCCCAGACTGTTACTTGATAGTCCGGGTTGAGAAGTCTCCAGGTGTTGATCTCTTTGTCCGGGCGCTTAGATTCATCGCCCACCCAAACAAAATGTAGATGTTTTGGGATCATAAAAAAACACCCCTGAGTAGGGGTGAGAAGGAGACGAGAATCATTGTAGCGACATCCAGTAAATCTGTCGACCTTTTTTGACCGGAGCGACCTTACCCTCTGACTGAAGTTTTTTTAGCGTGGTTCTCATGTGATCTTGTGTGACCATGTATCGGTCTGCAAAGTCTTTGGTGGTAAGCCGTGTTTTTCTATTTTTAAGCCACCATGTTAACTTTTCTTCAACTGCCATTGTTCGTTTTGCCTCCGGTGAGTTTGTTCGAGTTCTGTGTTGGTTTTGCATCGTCTCATGCTTGCTGGCCCTGAGAAGTGTTTCTCAAATGCTTTTTGATTAGAAAAAAGTCGCAAGCACTTAGGGCATTCCATAGTCACCACCAGAATCGACAGATTAGGTACGCCAGCACACAACAGACTAATTCAAGTTCTGTCATTTTCTTGCTGGATCTGTATCTGATGATACAAAGAACGAGAGTCTGCAATCAACTCAATACAGACCTCTCTGGCTTCATCGTATCGGTGGTGAATCAACAAGTCGTAAACCTGACTGGTTTTCTTCTTGATGGCTAGACAGCCTTCTGAGTAATCGAGCATGAGTCCTCCCATAAAAGTTTGTTGATACGAAAAGATCGCCTCTGGTTTGATGAGAAACCCGCTACAGCATTCTCGGTTCTATCGTCCATCAGCTTGATGAGTTTGGCCCTGAAAAACTTAACATCGACATCTAGCCAGTGTAAATAGCTTTCAACAGAATCAGTCCATAAGAATCTGTGAGCTGTTCTGGCTTCATCGGTCAGCTTTGTCTCTTTCCCGATCTTGATGGGCGCGTGGCAGGCATCGTACACAGCCATTCGGATGACAGCACCTAATAGTTGTTGTTCTGGGATGAAGTGGTCTGAAACTTCAGTTTGAAAAAAGTGGTTCGGCGTCATCAGGAATCGTCCCCCAGCGTTCATCGAAATAGGTATACCCAGAGTTCTCGTAATGCTTACGCCAGGCTACAGGCTTGCGGTGCTCTATTGCAGCGCGGAGAGCGGTGATAGCAAGATCACGCTTAAAGTCCCAGTGTCCGTCCCCGCAATCAACCATCGCATCGGGGTTGCTCTCCAGCGCATCCAGCGCCTGCTGCATCAGTTCTCGGTCGGTCATACTTCCCCCTTAACAGTACGTTCTATGGCTCTTGCAAAGCCAACAATGTCTTGGCAATCAACAACCCAAAACGAATACAGTTCTTCAATTCGTTTTTCTGTTAGCGGCTTGCGCTGTGGTGGGCTTGAGACAAGCTCTTGACCTTCCCAAATTGCGCCACACACGCAGACAAGCTCCGGCTGCGCCTGCTCGATTGCAGCGCGGAGAGCTTCTCTCGCAGCGTAGTAGCGTGGTGCGCTTGCCTCAACAGAAGGTGCAACCGTGTCCATGACTGCAAGCACCTGTTTCATTACGTCTATGCTCATCCGTTTCTCCTGCTGTGATTTCAGGCGTTAAAAGGGTGGGTGGCTACCCCTATACCAACCGACCCCTGATCGTCGCTGTTTTGCCAGTATAACGAGGCTCTTTGAGGCATTGGCGAGCCAACCCAGAACCCGGCAGCATTCTTGACCATCCCTTTACCCAACATTTCGACATCGGTCAGGCACCTGCGACGGTTATGTAGGCCTGTCCTGTGTTTGCTGAACGCATCCGTTGAGTTGAAATAGGAATTGCAGCCACGGCATTGGTTTCGGTCGCCAGTCAACTTCATTTAGCCCTCTGTATGTCGTAATAGCTTTTTGCTTGCAGGATCTTTGAGTAGTCGATACCGTTTTTTTTCAGCTCCTTTTCTATGTCTGAACTGAGTTCTGTTTGTAGATACCGATGCAGTACATCGAACGTGTGATACGCAAGAATGATGTGCTCTTTATGCCAGTCCATTGTCATCTCCTGTGTTGTTCCATCTTGCTCGATCTTTATCAGCTTGTGTATTAGGGAAAACCCGCATTTTTTCTGATCCGCACTCAAGACATACCCAGACTTCTATCGCTGTATCCGGGTATTGATCTATGACAGCAGGTGTGACAGGCCACTTATGAGCTTCTTGCATGCAACGGCAGATCATGGCTTTTCCTTTGACAGCATGGCTTTTAGATTGGCAAGAGCTATCTTGCCTTTGTCTGTTGGCTCGTGTTTCTGGCGCAGTGCAACAAACTCGCGTTGCTCGACACGATCAAAGTCTTTGCACATGCCGATAAACTCGGAAAGGTTTGGTGGCCACTCTCGCTTTTGATGCGGCAGCGTTTCCATCACCTTTCTGAGAACATCAGGCTTAACAGACTGCAAGAAGTTCTCCCAGGCTTCTTTCGCTGGCATGATCGCGTTATCGTCATGCTCGAACATGACCTTGAACTTCTGCGCACCGTATAGCGCAACAAATCGCTCAAAAACTCGGGCCGCTAAGGACATTTAGCTTCTCCTGATAGTCAGCATCAATAACGTCAACAAAGTCAGGCTGACGTCTGCCTAGCAACAAATCGAGCTTGCCATCCTTCTTTGGTTGTTGTGTATTAGTAGAAACCCGAGTGTTACGAACCCAGTTGCGCCAAGTCGCCATCCAGTCAGCTTTGGCACCCTTCTGACCAGGCATGGCAACCCAGTAATCCCGAAACGACTCGAACACCTCGTTCGGGTTCAGCTCTGGTCGATGCTGCTTGCAGAAGTCAAACCATTCGTCAGGCATCTCAAAATTTGGAAGCATGCGCGTACCACGCGCTGCGCTCTTATCTTTTATTTGGTTATTGGTTACTGGTTCTTGGTTATTGGTTAGTTGAACGCCTGTTGGAACGCTGTTGGACACCTGTTCAACACCTGTTGAACTACTGTTCGACCGGCGTTCAGCAGATGCCTTACCGGCGTTGCGTTTCTTGTGGATAAGTTGCCTGTACTCTTCAATTTCTTTGTCGCATCGCGTGTGCCTCCAGGCCGATTCATCACGCTTAAAAAACGACAATAGGATCAACTCAACGGTCTTTGTGTCGGTTCCAACCTGAAAAGCGAGCACCTCCAAATCATCTGGTAGTGGCTTTTCGCTGTCGTAATACATCCACAACAGACGAAGGTATGCCATCGACTGAGCATCTGTCAGCCGTGACGTAGCTTTCAGGAAGTCACCAATATGGTGATGGTAGTAATGCACGAACAATCTCCATCGGTGCTGGCCTATCCGGTGGAAATTCCGGCAGGTCTGCACCCAGGACGGGTTAAGAAACGGTCAGATAGACCAGCCCGATAGAGACTGCCTCACTGACCTGCTATGCGCTTTCCACGGCGCAAGAACAGTCTACAACACGACACTACATCAATCAACAATCATTGTGTATTAGGGTTTTCACTAATTTTCACGCACTCGCTAAACCGTGAAAAAAGCATCCATAGTGATAGGCGCAACCCCTCGTAACACCTGTAACACCTGCTCTCCCAGCTCTCTGTGTTCTTTCTGTGTAGTAGGGTCAAGCCTCTGTTTTAGGTAGAAGATCCAGCTACGCATGTTGCCGTTCATGTACATACGGCTCATTGTTAGCCCCTCTGGCAGCAGTGCCCGAGCCTGCTCTTTTGCGATACCAAGATCTAAAGCTTGACGGTATGCGTTTACCGCGGTGCGTTCAACCCTGTGTTGCAGACTCTCCCACTCCATCCTCAGCTTGTCATCTGTGCATTCCAGGCTGTTTTGTCTGTTCTTTGTATCCTGTAGCCGACACTCTCGGTTGACAATAGTCCCGAGCTTGCCAGCGTCTTGATAGCGTTGGCTGAACTCTTGAAAGCTAAACGACCTGTGTCTCAGTATCTGCCGACCTATGTCTCGCGTTGTCTCAATCTCGATACATACGTTAGCCATCTCGAACGGCGAAACGTGACCGTGTTCCATGAGATACGCAATCAGCCGAGTGTTCTCTGACCTTTGGTTGTCTGGATTGGACACTCTGGCCATGTACAGAATCTGTTGATCTATATCCGGCGTGGCCCACTGTAGCTTTACTTGCAAGTCAACCTCCCAGTCTCAAATAACGCTAAAAGAGTCTTTCTAAAAGCAGACTCCCACATCTGCTGCCGCTCGTCTGCTGACAAGTTCTTGCCTTGATCCAGCTCGGCATGGCAACGGATGCAGAGAGCAGCTACAAAGCAATCGTGGGATTTCTGGCCCATTCCCTTACCGTAGATACCCCAGTTGGCATGCGCTGCTTGCGTAAAACACTCAGCCCCGCAATGCTGACAAGACAGCTCACTTACGGCTTTCAATAGCTTTTTCGATCTGTACATTCATATCGTCCATCAGTTGACGTTTGGCACTAACTCCGCGCTTCTCTTCTACTCTTTCGAGATAGGCCATTCTCCAGCGCACACTCTTTGTCAGCAGAAACCGGGCTTCACACGCACGCCTGTACTCTTCAGAATGCAGCCACATGCCATCGATCATGCGAGCATTGTCGTGTCGCTTGCCACATGCGTAACAGAGTGATCCGTCGCCCATGCTGTCACCCTCTCAACGTACTCTGAGAACTGTTCTTTGTTCAGACCTGTAGTTGACGGTTCTTGTTCTATCAACTCACCCGTCGGCAGCTCGATCATCCTGCCTGGTAGAAACAACGTCTTGAAGTAGATGTGCCACGTATCCCGAGCGTGACTTTTACCACCCGGCATCACCTGCTCGCTGATAGATTGCAGCAAGGCCCAATAGAACGCGTTCTGGGCGTTTGTTCTGTTGGCTGGCTCTATCCGTACCACCCAGCCTATTTTCGCGGCTCTGAGGGCTTCTAAAGCGGTCTTACGGTGGGCTTCTGATTTAATCTCGAAGATCATAGTTCCACCTCCTTTACCTGCCAGCGGTTGCCATCTTTGTACCAGCCATGCAAGACAATGCGCCAGCCTGAACGCAACATCTCAGGGTAGGCTTCAGCGTCCTCGATCTTGTGCCTTCGAGATGAAAGGTTGTCTTTAGAAGTGACTTGTACAGCTACCGTCTCACCGTTGCCGATACACAAAAGATCGATACAGCCAAACAAGTCGTGTTTACGCTTGGTAAACGCGTTGTAGTGCTCAACAAGGGCCACTTGATAGCCCTGCTCAACTAGCAGAGCTTTGCTTTTCGGGGTGAGACTGATCGGCATAGTCTGGCCTCAATTTTGTAAATGGAATGCCTGTTACGTCCTCGATCTGCAATGCCCGCTTGAGTGGGATCTGCTTCTTCCACCCGTACATTGCCTGACGAGATACGTTGAGCTTGTCGCACAGTTGCTGAGTGCCGCCCATCATTGCTGCTGCAAGTTTCAGTGCCTGTTCTGGTGTCATATGAACCTCCTCGGTACAGTATACACCTACTTGACACAACGTCTATAGTTTTGGTCTATAGGTTGTCATCAGGCTATAAATATATTTTCGTTGCATTACTTTTGCAGAAGAGTAGAGTCACTCCTGTAGCACAACTAAACGGAGATAAACATGTGGATTGCAGAAGACGTAAGCGAAGAACAGGTGTGCGGCTGGGCGCAGCAAGACCGCGAGCAAGAACGTCAGGAGTACGAAGTACGTACCTGGTTGCGGTCAACAGACATCGAAACCATCCACTCAATTTTTGATGTTGTCTGCGGTGGGTCTGATGAGGCAATCGAGCTGTATGACAAGGCTTTTAAGGCTGTGTTGTCAGGCAAGACTTTCGACCTGCGTGACGAGATCCTGCCGATGCTGCTCGATGAGTACAAATTTTGGAGCGAGGTAGCCTACAAATGAGCCTAATCAAATACGCAATCTTTGTAGCTCTTGGCGTGATGTTAGGGATAACCCTAGTAGACATGTCGGTGGGTAGCGAGTCAACTATCAGGAGCTTCTTGTGGGATCTATTTTGAACCCGGATTTCGTTTGGATACCAGCAGCAGCAACAAACGTAATGGAAACATGGAGGCGGCATGGCTGGGTGCCACCCTCCGAACAACAGAGTTATCAACAGAAATGGAAAGGTTTCAAGAATGGACAAGATAGCAGCAGCACTGGTGAAAGCGCAGAAGGCATTCGGCCCAGCACTCAAGTCATCAACAAACCCGCACTTTAAGTCGCGTTACGCAGACCTGGCGGCTTGTGTCGAGGCTGTGATTGATGGACTTAACGCCAACGGTATCGCACTAATGCAGCGCACACACGAGTGTGAGACTGGTGTAATCGTTGAGACGATCTTGATACACGAGTCAGGCGAGCAGATCAGCGGAGGCAAGCTGCACGTGCCTGCCAGCAAACACGATGCCCAGGGCTACGGATCGGCTCTTACCTATGCAAGAAGGTACTCGCTCATGGCAACCACTGGCGTGGCGGCTGAAGACGATGACGGTAACGCAGCGTCTAAAAAGCCTCAGATCAGCCTACAGCAGTCTTTAGCAGCAATGGAGGCATCAACCTCTATGGAAGCACTGAAAGCCGCTTATAAGGCCGCATTTCAAGCCCACGGTGCAAACGAGCAGATCGAATCCATGAAAGACGCAATGAAAGCCAAACTGATGGAGGTCAAGTAATGTTCACCCACCCCTGGCCGTTCCGTACAACAGACCCTGAAACAAGCAAGACGCCTGTCAAGATCGAGCGGCCTAAAAAGATACATCTGATGATTCTGAAAGAGCTGATGGCAGGCCCGATGAATGCGTATGAGGTATCAGAGAAGCTACCTCACATCCTGTATCAGTCGATCACTCCACGAGCTGCATGGTTGCTGAGACAGAAACTTGTAGAAATTGATGGGTATCGCAAAGGCTCACACCGAGCACAAAGAGTCTGGAAAATCACACAAAAGGGGATTGATTATGTTCGAGCAGCTGAAGAAAGTAAGAAGGGCAAAGCAGTACGACAGGCCCAACTCAGAGCTGGAGAAAGCAATAGCCGACGTGCGGCGTAACTTCCCCCACCTATTTTGGAAAGAGCATGAACTCCATAAACGTCGCTTCTACAACCAACCAGCTCACCCAGTCCCTTACGCAGGATACGTCTCAGCGTACAAACCAATGGTTCCAGGAAAGGCTGGGCCACGTAACAGCAAGCAGGGTAAGTGACGCGATAGCCGGTAAAGACACAGCCACCAGGCGCAACTATCTAGTTCAACTGGTAGCCGAAAGACTTACCGGAGAAAAGCAAGAGTCATTCACCAACGCTGCTATGCAATGGGGTACGGAGACTGAACCGCTTGCTCGTGTGGCGTATCAGGCATCACATGACTGGGTGGAAGAAGTCGGGTTCATCAAGCACCCATCAATCGAGTGGTTCGGGGCATCACCAGACGGGTTTACAGGTGACGGTCTGATTGAGATCAAATGCCCCAATACCACGACGCACCTAGACTGGAGGCTTGATGGGGTTGTTCCAAAAAAGCATCAACCGCAGATGCTGGCACAGCTCGCTTGCACAGGACGGAAGTGGGTTGACTTTGTATCGTTCGACCCACGCCTGCCAGAAAAGCTACAGTTGTTTGTAGTTAGATTTGAACCAGATCAGAAGGAGATAGACGCACTAGAAACAAAGGTCAAAGCATTCTTAGTAGACGTACAAACAGCAATCAACAAACTGGAGCAGTGATGGTTAAGTATGAATTAAGCGCAGCAATCGGCACGTACCAGAAAGACGGTCAAGAAAAGACTCGGTGGGCAAAGATCGGTACGGTAATGGAAACCAAGTCAGGCAAGCTGGCCCTAAAGATCGACACGATCCCGGTCAACTGGGATGGCTGGGCTAGTTTGATGGAGCCTCGCCCGAGGGATGATCTGCAATTTTAAGAGCAAGTTTCTCGCTCTCAATAACACGCCTCTCCCAGCCTCGGCCATACGTCTCCCAGGTTGGGAGAGACTTCATATAAGCTAAACGACGCGCACACAGGTCTTTTATCAACTGGTCAACAGGTTGAGCCTCTACAGCCTGCAAAGTCATGCGACCTATAGCACCATCAGGGTTTGCCCCGACAGCCTCTTGTAGGAGCTTTGCAGCCCTACCAGGCCCACTGTTAACGCACGTATCAAACACGATGTAGTCAACACCAGCAGGCAGATCGTCAGCCTTAACAGCGTCCCAGTAGCGTCTCTTATAGAACCCGTTCACCAGCTCAGGCGTAAGTGCCTTCATCTCATCGTGAGTCACCTGCCTACCGAGATAACCCTCCCAGGCTTTCTGTGTGACACCGAGGTTCGTACAGCCCTTGCGACCGTCTGGTAGTTGATTACCAGGGTCACGCTCGTCATCAGTGAAACCGCCCTCAGATTTCATTAGTTCGTCAAAAATAATTTGGTATGTTTCTTTCGCCATGATATAATCATCCAAACAAGTCAAACGAGGTGCAACATGAACGAAATTTGGAAGCCGGTTATTGGATTTGAAGGCCGTTATGAAGTTTCTTCATTAGGACGATTTAAGGCTTTAACTAGACAAATTTACTATAAAGACGGTCGCGTTGGTAACTTAAAAGAAAGAATGATCAAAGGATCAATTATGAACAACGGTTATTTAGTTGTATCGCTAGATAGCCATACCAAAAGACTGGCACATCAATTGGTTCTTGAGGCATTTGCCGGTGTGCCAGAGTATAAACAAACAGTAAACCATAAAGATGGGAACAAATTAAATAATTGCGTTGATAATTTAGAGTGGGCTTCTTATAAAGAAAACAATATACATGCTAGGAAAACTGGGTTAAACAAACAACACGGAGAAAATTGCAATCTTCATAAATATTCAGATCAATTCATATCAGCGGTCAGGAATGTGCACTCTGCTTACAACCCAAGTTATGAAGATCTTGGCCGTTTATTTGGATTAACCGGATGTCATGCTCGTCAAATTGTATTATATAAAACTCGTGAGCAATCATCTGCTTGAAAGCAAAGTCCCAGTTCTTATTCATTTGGAACCCTTTGCAAAGATTTTTTCAGCAGTACGGCCACCAAAGTACGCGAGCATGATAAGTTGGCCCCACTCGCCCAGCAGCTTGACGTAAGACTCGTTCACGCTCCAACCAAATGCTGAAGCAGAGGCAAACACAAAATATGCCCCCAGAATCGCTATAAGCGTCATAGGACGTATATTTTTAGACAGCCATGAGTCACTACCCATGTCTGCCTTCCAACGGTCTGTGACGTTTTGCTGCTCTGCCTTAAACAGTTCGGTTTCGTTTGCCAGCTTTGCAAGTTCGCCTGATTGCTGTAGCTGCGCAAGCTCTGCTTGAGCCTTAGCTTTGGCTTCAGGGTCAGGGATGACTTTATCGAGAACCTTGCCAGCAAACGGCAATAACGCACTAAGCACTGGCAGCATCATTCTTCCCCAGCATGTTAGCTACAGCTTTTGCACCCTGCCTGCCAGCAATACCACCGACGGCACCGATAGACAACATCATTACATCTTTCAGAATCGATAGAAATTTGTCATCGATAGGGCTGATGTTCTCCATGTCGTGCTCTACAAACAAAACCCCGAGAATGATCGACACGACAGACACAACCAGAATAAACGTGAGCGATAGAGCAATGATCGCCCAGACCCTGACCTCTATCTGTTCAGCAGTTAAGTCTTTCATGTTATTGCCCCAACAGATACAGCATCCACACAATGACAGCCATACAGATTGCAAGGATGACTGCTAATGCTCCAGCATCCTGCACGCTTTCATCTTCATCATTTTCGGGTTTACTGTCCATTCGGCCATGCCTCGATGATGTAGTTGACCAGATGGTAAAGAATGATGCCGCCAGTACCTATGACCGTTACAATCAATGCACGCTCGCGCTTCTGCTTTTCCAACCTTTCAGCCTCGCGTTTGGCAGCAAGTTCAGCAGCCTTGCGCTTTTGCACGATAGATGTGTGTTCTGCAATGATCTCGTCCCACACATCACCCTGCCCAGACCACACA